TTCGTGAACCAAGCGCTACTGATGCTGGAGTTTTTGATGAGAGTGAGTTTATTGCTGTTTTTAAAAGATTAAAAGTAAGCGAGTATCAAAAAGCAGTAGAGGAAAAAACAGAATTTGAAATGATGAAAATGATGCTTGTTGGATGGGAGCAGATGAAAGAAGAAGATGGTGAAGATATACCTTTTAATAATCAAAATTTAAAAGATATGATGGAGGACTCTTACTGGTTAAAAGCAGTTTCTAATTCATATACTGCATCTCTTATAGATGAAAAAGTAAAAAACTAAAAGAGGCAGTTCTTTATTGGTTAGGCTCTGGCAAAGAAGTAATTGATCAGACACAAGATGATGCAAAAGCATTTGGACTAGAACTGCCGCAAGAAAAGAAGAAAGAAGAAGATTTTGAGGTTTTGGAAGATAACTGGGATTCTTTAATGATCTTCTGTAATATGCAGACACAATGGACTACTTCCTTTGGCGGTTATGTAGGATTAAAGTATGAGATACTTCTTATGCAAGGAGGCTTGTTTGACCTTTACAATATTACAGAAAGGTCTAAAATCTTAGAAGAGATCCAAATTATGGAAGCTACTGCTTTGAAAGAATTAAATAAGGATAATAAATAATATGGCTGAGTCAGTAACTGTTGTTGGTATACAATTTAAAACTTTTAAAGATGCTCAAGTTTCAAAAGCATTCAAGAAGTTAGGAAGAGAAGTTGGTGTATTAAAAAAGAATTTTGGGAGTCTAAGTGATAAGCAATTAAAAAAAGTAAAAACACAATTATTAGCTGTTAATAAAGCTACCGGAAACAGTATTAATAGTATGCAAGCACAGAAAACTGCCTTGCAAGGTCTGCGTAACATGGCAGATGTTACTGGTAGAGAATTTAAAGAACTTACAAGAGATATAGCATTATTAGATCAGAAGATGAAACAGGCTGCTGCTGGAGGTGGTGCTGGTGGACTAAAAAGTAGATTAAAAGGATTCGCAAAGGGTGCTGGAGCTATTGCGGCTGGTGGTATTTTTGGAGGGCCAGAAGGCGCTATTGGTGGTGCTATTGGACTTAGTATGGGTGGCCCTGCTGGTGCTGCTGTTGGTGCTGCAATAGGTGCGCAAGTTGGTATGGTACGTCAACAGATTGCCGGATTGGCTGAATATTCTGCATCACTTGCATTGCAAAGAAAAGCATTAAGATTAGTTATAAATGATACTAATCAATACAATAAATCACAAAAATTCTTACTTACAACATCAAGAGAATTAGCGATACCACAGGAAGTAATTACAAGACAATTCACTTCTTTAACTGCATCAGTTGTTGGTGCTGGTCAATCAGTAGCAGATTCAGAGAAAGTCTTTCAAGCTATTGCTGCTGGTATTAGAGGTACTGGTGGTAACTTAGAAGACATGAAAGCTGCTATGCGTGCAACTAGCCAGGTGTTCTCAAAAGGCAAAGTATCAGCCGAAGAATTGAGACAACAATTGGGCGAGAGACTACCCGGTGCGTTTACTTTATTCGCTGATTCAATGAATAAAACACCAGCAGAATTAGATAAAGCATTGGAGCAAGGAAAGGTAACTCTTGAAGACTTTATGGGTTTTGCAGACCTTTTATTTAAAAAATATGGAGAGAATGCAAAAATTCTTGCACAAGGCCCAGAAGCTGCTGGCGATAGATTAACAACAGCAACATCCGAACTTAAAGACGCAATAGGTAAAGCTATTACTCCAATCGGTGCTTTATTCCAAGGAACATTTTCAGAAATAGTTGTTGCAATTACTAATTCTGAGGGTGCGATGAAAGCAATAACACATACTTTAAAAGGTATAGGTCTTGCTGCTTTTGTTAGTGTTGAGGGTGTTAGATTCTTAATTAGAACATTAGTGGATTTAGCAAAAATACAATTAGCAATAGTTCAGTTAGATTTTAAAAAGGCAATTGAGATTGCTAATAAAGGTTTAAAAGATACATCAGAGCAAGCTAAAAAGAATTTACAAAGATTTAAAGATCTTTATGGTATTGGCGCTGACTCAGATTCTATTCCTTCTTCAAGAAGAGAAGATGCAACAGGAACAGGTGACGGAGCCGAAGGTGGAACAGGAGATGGAAAAGATGATAAAGCATTAGGTGCTATACAGATTGGCGCACAAAAATATTTCAGTACAATAAAGAGCTTTGCAGAAGAAACTGGTGCGGCAGTAGCTAAAGCATTTCAAGGAATGGAGGATGCGTTAGTTAAATTTGTAATGACAGGTAAATTAAACTTTTCTGACCTAACCCGATCAATACTTGCTGACATGGCAAGAATTGCAATTAGACAAGCAATAATGAAACCATTTACAGGATTTATAGAGGGTTTATTTAGCGCAAACGGAAATGCATTTGCAGCTAATGGCGTTGTTCCATATCGCAAAGGTGGCGTTGTTAATTCACCAACATATTTTAAATATGGAGGATCTCAACTTGGCATCATGGGAGAAGCTGGCCCGGAGGCAGTCATGCCGCTGAAACGTGGTCGTGGTGGTAAATTGGGTGTTATTGCACAGGGCGGTGGCGCTGGTAATATAACTGTAAATGTTGATGCTTCTGGTAGTTCTGTTGAAGGTGATGGTGACGGAGGTCGTCAGCTTGGAGAGGTTATTGCAGCAGCGATACAATCAGAATTAATTCAACAAAAAAGACCAGGAGGTATTCTTGCATAATGGCAAATTTTCCAAATGTTGAACCATCGTTTCCGGTAAGAAAAATATCAAAACCTAAAACAAGAACTGTTCAGTTTGGTGATGGATATGAACACAGATTATTATTTGGATTAAATCAAAATCCAAAAATTTTCAATCTTACATGGAAAAATATCACAGAAAATGAAAGCGATACTATTGAGACTTTTTTAGATGCAAGAGCAGTTGATAATCAAAGCTTTACATACACACCACCAAGAGAATCGAGTGCTATGCAATTTAAATGTACTGATTGGAGTAAAAGTATAGAATTTCCCAACAGAGCAACTATACAAGCAACATTTACACAAGTATTTGAACCAGCATAGTAATGGCAACTACATGGAGTGCTAACACTAGCTTATCTTTAGGCAATATAATTGCCCCAACTTCAGCTAATGCTGGCCTGTTTTTTAAAGTCACAGTAGCTGGTACTACCGGTTCTTCTGAGCCTAATTGGGCGACATCAATTGGAGAAACAGTATACGATAATAATGTTCAATATGTTTCATTTAGTGCTACTTTTAGTGATTTACAGCCTATAAATCCAAGTGCAATTATTGAATTGTATACATTGCAATTATCAAATACATTGCATGGCGATACTACAATATATCGTTTCCACTCTGGTAGTAATATGAATGCTAATGGAAAAATAATTTGGGCTGGTAATGAATATTTAAGATTTCCAATACAAATTTCTGGTTTTGCTTTTCAAAACGGGCAAATACCTCGTCCAAAATTAGTTGTAAGTAATGCAACAGGACTTATCTCTGCAATATTATTAACTGTTAATGAAACAACTGCTGGAAATGATTTAACAGGAGCAACAGTAACAAGAATTAGAACATTAGCTAAATTTTTAGACGCTGGTAATTTTACTGGTGGTAGTAATCCATATGGTACTCCAGATCCTACAGCAGAATTTCCTAAAGAAATATACTCTATAGATCGTAAAGCAACAGAAACCAGAGAAATTGTTGAATTTGAATTAGCTTCAGTATTAGATCTTGCTGGTATAACTTGCCCTAAACGTCAATGCACTAGGGCTGATTTCCCATCTATAGGAACTTTTGCATAATGAAATGGAAAAATGATGCATTAATTCATGCAAAACAACAAGATCCAAAGGAATCTGTTGGTCTTTTATTAAATATTCGAGGAAAAGAAAAATATTACCCATGTCGTAATTTATCTATGACTTCATATCAATGTTTTATTCTTGATCCAGAAGACTATATTGCTGCTTCAAATGTCGGAGAAATAATTGCTATTATTCATAGCCATCCAATAACACCTCCTATTCCTAGTCAAGCAGATAAAGTAAGTTGTGAGAATAGTAATTTACCTTGGCATATTGTTAATCCAAAAACTGAGCAATGGGGTTATTGTGAGCCATGTGGATATCAAGCTCCTATATTAGGTAGACAATGGGTTTGGGGTATAACAGATTGTTGGAGTTTAGTAAGAGATTGGTATAAAGAAGAAAAAAATATTGTTTTGCGTGATTGGGAAAGACCTCCAACTCCAGAAGACTTTTTAAAAGATCCTATGTTTGAGAGATGTGCTTGGCGTACTGGTTTTAGGCAGCTAAGAACTGATGAGAAACTTATAAATGGTGATTTATTATTTATGTCTATTTTAGGAAATGGCTTAAATCATGTAGCAATTTTTTTAGATGGAGATGTATTGCATCATTTAACCGATAGACTATCTTGTATAGAGCCTTATTCTGAATGGTTATTAAAATGTACAGGAGGAAGATATCGTTATGTTGCGTAAAATAAAATTACATGGTCAATTAGCAAAATATGTTGGTCATAAAGAATTTGATGTAGAGGTTGATAGCGTTGCTAAAGCAGTTAGTTTTTTAATTAATAATTTTCCAAATTTAGAAGCATACATGAATCCTAAATATTATGAAGTAAAAGTTGGAAATTATTCTATTGATAAGGATGAAATTTCTTATCCAATTGGTAATGAGGATATACATTTTATACCAGCTATTTATGGTGCTGGTGGGGGGCTAGGAAAAATTCTATTAGGCGCTGCTTTAATAGGTTTTGCTTTTGCTGGTGGCGCTGGTTTTTTTGGTGCTGCATTTGCAAAAAATACTGGATTATTTGCTTTTACAAAGAAGATAGGTTTTGCTTTAATGATTGGAGGGGCAAGTCAATTATTGTTTCCTGTTCCAGAGCCACAAAAATTTGAATCTGAAGAAGATCCAAAATTATCTTTTAATTTTAGTGGCGTACAAAATACTAGCCGCGCCGGGACTCCAGTACCTATTGTATATGGAGAAATAATGACCGGATCTGTAGTAATCTCCGCAGCAATTGACACTAATCAGGTAGAAGCATGACAGACGAACCAAGAATTATTAAAGGTGCTGGAGGTGGGCCTAAACCGCCCCCACCTCCATATCGTGCGCCAGATACATTACATAGTAGAAGTTTTGCCACTATACAGGATCTTATTTCTGAAGGTGAGATAGAGGGTTTTGCAACTGCATCAAAAGAAAATCTAACTAAGGGAACAGCAGCATATGATAATGCAAGTTTAAAAGATGTTTTCCTTGACGATACGCCAATACTAAATCCTACTGCTAGCAGTACGAGTCCAAGTGATACTGATTTTAATTTTCAAGATGTAACTTTTAAATCAAAATTTGGAACATCAAATCAAACTGCAATGAGCGGTATTCCTAATATCGATGAAAGTAGATCTCCTACTTCTGTTGCTGTTACTGTCACAAATAGTGATGGAACTGACAGCGGTGGTATAACTGGCTCAGTTACAAGACAAATATCAAATCCTAATGTTGATGCCGTTATCGTTACTTTAACTTGGCCTCAAATACAGGTAGCTGAAGAGGATGGGGATATAAGAGGAGATACAGTTGCTTATAAAATTCAACTACAACATGATAGCGGTGGTTATGTTACTAAAATCGATACATCAGTAAGTGGAAGAACTGCTGATGCATATCAAAGAGATCACAGAATACAACTAAATAGTAGTTATAACACAGTAGACATAAGAGTTATTCGTGTCACTATTGATAGCTCAGAATCATCAAGAGTTAATTCTTTTCAATTTACTAGCTTTCAAGAAGTTATAGATAACAATTCAACTTATCCTAATAGTGCTTATGTTGCTCTTCGTTTAGATAGTAAGCAGTTTAATCGTATACCAACAAGAAAATATCGTATTAGAGGAATAAAGGTCAGGATACCAGGCGCTGGGGCAAACAGTTCTGGAACTCCTGTTGTCGATAATGCTACAGGTAGAATAATTTATCCAGATGGTTATATATTTAATGGAACAATGGGCGCAGCAGTTTACACTAATTGCCCTGCAATGTGCTTACTGGATCTTTTAACAAGTGAAAGATTTGGATTTGGAGATCATATATCTGATAGTAATTTAGATTTATTCAGTTTTGTTGCAGCAAGCAAATATTCTAATGAATTGGTAGATGATGGAACTGATTCTGGAGCAAAAGAAGCTAGATTTAGCTGCAATGTTAATATTCAAAGCCCTAAAGAAGCTTTTGATGCAATTAATGAATTATGTGGGGTTATGAGATGTATGCCTATATGGTCTGCCGGCAGTGTAACTATATCTCAAGATAAACCATTATCCCCAAGCTATTTATTTAATCTTTCTAACGTGAGTGAGGATGGATTTAGTTACTCAGGAAGCAGTTTAAAGCAAAGACATTCAATCTTTTCTGTAAGTTATTTCAACATGGATTCAAAAGAAATAGATTTTGAGACTGTTGGAGATAGTGATAGTGCTGCTGATGTTTCAAGAAGGCAAAAGCTTGGTACTTCAATAAAAAAAGTAAAAGCATTTGCTTGTACTTCTCGTAATCAAGCAGCGCGCCTTGGTCGTGCAATGATGTTTGCTGAAGAACAGCAATCGGAGGTATGCACTTTTACAACCTCTATAGATGCTGGAGTAATTGTTAGACCTGGTTCTGTAATCGAAATTAATGATCCTGTACGCGCAGGGCTGAGAACAGGAGGGCGTATCGTGTCAGCCACAACGACAACTGTAAATATTGACGCAGCCCAAGATACTTCTGTACCAGCATTAGGAGACTCTGCAACTAATCCAATAATTAGTGTAATTTTGTCTAATGGAGTTGTCGAATCTAGAGCTATAAGTTCTGTTAATTTGGGAGTAGTTACAGTAAGCTCTGCTTTTTCATCTGTTCCAAATGCAAATTCACCATATTTATTATCAAGTACAACATTACAAACACAACAATTTAGAGTTATACAAGTAGAAGAAAAAGATGGAATTAATTATCAAATATCTGCAATAACCTATCTATCTGGAAAGTATGATTTTATTGAAAACAATACTCCCTTACCACCAAGAACAATATCAATATTAAACAAACCAGCAGAACCTCCAAGCAGTTTATCGGTTTCAGAAAAACTTGTAATTATTAATAAAACAGTAAGAAGTAAATTAATTGTAGATTGGCAACCAGTATTAGGTGTTACTCAATATCAAGTGAATTACAAATTAGAAAATAATAACTATGTAAGTCAAACTGTTTTTAGTAGCGATTTTGAATTATTAGACACACCTGTAGGAAAATATACATTTCAAGTTTTTTCTTATAACGCATTATTAGAATTATCGGCAAATTCAACTACCGCTGAGTTTACTGCTGTTGGTAAATTTGGAGTTCCAGATGATGTACAAAATCTTACTATTGAGCCAATTAATGAGCAGTTCGCTAGATTAAGATTTCAACAAAGTACATCTCTTGATGTTTTGCATGGAGGACGGGTTTATATAAGGCATACTAATTTAACTGGGGGGTCTGCAACTTTTCAAACTTCACAAGACATAATTGAGGCAGTTAGTGGAAACTCAACAGAAGCAATAGTTCCGGCTATGAGTGGAGGAGGTACATATTTGTTAAAATTTCAAGATGATTCTGGGAACTTTAGTGCGAATGCAGCTTCTATAGGATTTACAAGTGTAAATATTCTTGACTCAATTACTGTAAAAGAAGACCGAGAAGATAATGACACTCCACCTTTTAATAATACAACAGCTAGTTTGTTTACTAATACAGAATATAGTAGTCAAAAAGGTGGTTTAATTCTTTCAAATCCAGCTACTAATCCAACTGGTACATATGAATTTAAAGACACTTTAGACTTAGGAGCTATTTTTTCTATAAATCTGAAAAGACTATTTCAAGGAGTTGGTTTTTATATAGGAGATTTATTTGACAATAGAAGCGATAATATCGATACTTGGACGGATTTTGATGGATCCGTTGCTAATGATGTTAATGCAAGAATATCAGTTAGAACAACAAATGATAACCCAAGCGGCTCGCCTACATATGGTAGTTATAATGATTTTGCAAATGGTACTTTTAAAGGTCGTGGATTTCAATTTAAAATAACTCTTGAGAGTAATGATGCAGCACAAAATATAAATTTACAACAAGCTGGATATTTAGCTACTCTTCCATCAAGAACTGAGCATAGTACTTCAATAGCGTCAGGAAGTGGATCTAAATCAGTATCATTTTCAGCACCTTTTTTTGTCGGCACTTCGGCATTAGGAAATTTAAATAACTTCATTCCGTCTGTTAATATTTCTCCAAGAAGTGATAGTGGTAAGGTTATGCAAACAGGAGATTATTTTGAGTTAACAAATATCACAGGAACAGGTTTCACAATCCATTTTAAAAACAGTTCTGGTGCTAGTATTGATAGGAACTTTACCTACAGTGCTGTTGGTTTCGGCAAAGGAGGTTAATATGGAGAAAAGATTTTAAGTTATGTCTGACGTTGCAAATTACACAATAGAAAATAACTCAGGAGCAAACGTAAGAATTGATTTAAACAATGTTTTCGCTGCGATCCAATCAAGCAATTCAAAATCTACCGATTTAGCTACAAGTCAGTGTGTAGCTGGTATGCCTTTTTTAAATAGTTCTACAAATATTTTAAAAATACGAAATTCAAGTAATAATGCTTTTACTGAAATAGGGAATATAGATCAGGCTAACTTAGGTTTATTATCTAAAGCTGGTGGTGCTTTAACAGGGGTTTTAGAACTTGATGATTCAAATAGCATTACTAGTCCAGCACTATGTTTTGACGGGGATGAAGACACTGGCCTATTTAGACACGCTGCTAACACAATAGGATTTTCTACAGGTGGTGTTTTTCAAGCATTTATAGATGGAAATGGCCTTACATTAAAAGATCAAAATGAGGTAAGGTTTATGGAACTTACTTCTCAAGGTACAAATCATATAAGTGTAAGAGCGCCAAACGCTGTAGCGTCAAATAGAGTCATAACATTACCTGATGAAAATGGCACATTACTAACAACAGCTACAGGTCTTCAAGCCACAAATATAACAGGAGTATTAATGGCGATAGGAAGTACATCTGTTTCTAGGGGTAACACAATTACAGCATTACCTGGTATGCATTCAATTACCCCTGCTGCTGATAATACATATACATTAGGAACTTCAAGTTTAAGATGGCGAGATCTATTTACTAATGACTTAGATTTGAGTAATGAAGGAAGTCAAAATGATGTTGACGGAACTTGGGGTTCATATAAAATTCAAGAAGGAGAAGAACATCTTTTTTTAATTAACAGAAGAAATGGTAAAAAGTACAAATTTGATGTTACGGAGGTAGAATAGAAACATGGCAGTTATCCCAGCAACTAAAAATTTTGACCTAGTCAAAAGATCAGATTTCCCACTAAAACTAACATTTAAAGATAGCAATGGAGATGCTATTAATCTCACAGGCTATACAGTTGCTGCTCAAGTTTGGGATACTGATAGAAAAGTAAAGTTTGCGGATTGGGGGGTGACTTACACTAATAGAACAAATGGAATAATTGACATTAAATTAACTGATGTTCAAACTGATAACTTTATTGTTGGAACTTTAAAATATGATGTTAAATTAACCGAACCTAGCGGAGATGAATACTATTATATAAAAGGTAATTTAAATGTTACACAAGGTTATACAGCATGAGTAGTCCTAACAAAGTAGAGGTATCACAAGTCTCAGATGTTACAACTGTAGAGATAACCACAGTCGGGCCACAAGGCGCACAATTTTCTTTGACAAATACCTCTTTAAATGATTCCAACAAAGTCAACAATTCAGTAGTGTATTTTGATTCAGGAAGTGGTACATTTAAAGCAGATTCAACTCGTACTGTAGAAAATTTAGTCGATGGAGGTAACTTTTAATGGCTAACACAATCAGAATTAAAAGATCAACTGGATCGTCTAATCCAACATCTATGGCTAATGCCGAAGTTGCCTTCAGAGAAGGTGATGAGGTTTTAATATATGGTACTGGAACTGGCGGTGCTGGAGGTTCAGCTACAAGTATTATTCCTATTGGTGGTAAGGGAGCATTTTTTGATAAAGCAACAACTAGAAACGCAAATATTGTATTAGCCGGCCCGACAACTGGAAGTGCTGCTGCACCTACATTTAGGGCTTTGGTAAGTGATGATATACCTTCGTTAGCACATACCAAGATTAGTGATTTTGATACAGGGGTTAGAACAAATAGATTAGATCAAATGGCTGCACCAACAGGTGCGGTAAGTGCAAATAGTCAAAAGATTACAGGATTAGCAGATCCAACTGCTGATGCTGATGCTGCAAATAAAGGTTATGTAGACGGAGTCGCACAAGGTCTTGATGTAAAAGATTCTGTAAAGGCAACAACTACAGCGAATGGAACTTTAGCTTCTGCTTTTGCCAACGGTCAGACTATAGATGGTGTTTCGTTATCAACCAACGATAGAATTCTTCTTAAAAATCAAAATACTGCAACAGAAAATGGTATTTACACTGTTAATGCGTCTGGCGCTCCTACAAGGGCAGATGATTTAGCTACTGGTGCTGACGCTGCTGGTGCATTTGTATTTGTAGAGCAAGGCACAGTAAACGCAGAAAATGGCTTTGTTTGTACTTCTAATAAAGGTAGTGCAGTTGTTGGAACGAATAATCTAACTTTTGCTCAGTTTTCTGGTGCTGGTCAAATTATTGCAGGAGATGGCTTAGATAAATCTGGTAATACACTTTCCCTAGACCTTAAATCAAATGGTGGTGTAGTTATAGAATCAACTGAATTAGCTGTTGATCTTTCTGCTAGTTCTATAACAGGAACACTTGCGATTGGCGATGGTGGAACGGGTGCTACAAGTGCAAGTGCAGCAAGAACAGCTTTAGGAGTTGCTATTGGATCAGATGTACAAGCTTTTGATGCACAGTTAGCAGATGTAGCTGGTCTTACACCTTCTGATAGTGGCTTTATTGTTGGTAACGGATCTAATTTTGTTATAGAGTCTGGATCTACTGCTAGAGCTAGTCTTGGATTGACTATAGGTACAGATGTAGAACCACATAGCGATAAGTTAACAGAACTTGCGACTATGGCTCAGACAAGTGCAAATGCTTTGGCAGATTTAACAGAAGCCGAAGTGCAAATATTAGATGGCGCTACATTAACAACTACTGAATTAAATTATGTTGATGGTGTAACTTCTGCAATTCAAACTCAATTAGATAATAAACAAGCTTTAGATGCTGAACTAACAGAATTAGCCACTATGTCTAGTGGTACTGCTAGTGCATTAGCTGATTTAACAGGAACAGAGGTAGCAATTCTTGATGGAGCTACAGTTACAACTACTGAACTTAATATCATTGATGGTGGAACGTCAGCAACTTCAACCACTCTTGCAACAGCCGATAGAATGGTTATGAATGACGCTGGCACTATGAAACAAGTTGCTTTATCTGATCTTGTTACTTTCTTGGAAGATGGTTCTACTTCGGGTTTTGATATAGACGGAGGAACTTACTAAATTTAACCATCAGGAGGCCAAGCAATGTCAAACACAATTAAGCTAAAAAGAGGTTCTGGTAGCGATCCAACTGCTAGTGATCTTGCTGTAGGAGAAGTTGCGTTACGGACAGATAATGCAAGTTTATTTACTAAAAAAGATGATGGTAATGTAGCTGAGATAGGTGCTGCTGCTGGTGTTAGTGATGGAGATAAAGGAGATATAACTGTTAGTAATAGCGGTGCAACTTTTACTATAGATAATAATGTAATAACTTCATCAAAAATTGCTAATGATGCAGTTACAGGTACAAAAATAGGACAGGTAATTGATAATAGTCACATTACTGCAAGTGCAGCGATAGCAGGGTCAAAGATTTCTCCTACATTTACGTCAGATATTACACTTGCATCTACAACAGCTGGACAAAAAATTTCAATTACAAAAGATGGAACTGAAGCTGCACAGTTGGGTCACATAGGAACTGGTAATGAAGGAGCATTAATTTTAAAAGATGGAGGTACAGCCACAGTTGTTATTCATGGGGATGCCCCAAGCGGAGTAAGTTATTTCAACTCTGGTAATGTAGCTATTGGAAAAACGACTGCAAGTCAAAAATTAGATGTAGTTGGCAATATCGCAGTATCAGGTACAGTAGATGGGGTAGATATTGCTGCTCGTAATACATTATTTGGTGGATTGACTTCTAGTTCTGGTGTATTGACTAATGGAGTAACAGCAACGACCCAATCAGCAAGTGATAATTCTACAAAGGTTGCGACAACAGCTTACACAGATACAGCAATAGCAAACCTAGTAGACTCTGCACCTGGTACGTTAAATACACTGAATGAACTGGCAGCAGCTTTAGGTGATGATCCAAACTTTGCAACAACAGTTACAAACTCAATAGCAACCAAAATGCCTCTTGCTGGTGGCACTTTTACAGGTGATGTTCTTTTTCAATGTGATAGCGGAAATATACTTTTTGATAAGTCTGATAATGCTCTTGAATTTTCTGATAGCGTAAAAGCAAAATTTGGAGGTTCTGGGGATTTAGTAATTTTTCACGATGGGAGTGAAAATGTAATTAACTGTGCTAATTCTCATAATTTAGAAATTAGAAATGGGTCCGAAAGATTGGCTGAATTTGGACCTAATGGAGCAGTTGATTTGTACTTTGATAACAATAAAAAATTTGCTACGGCCACTTCGGGAGTGTCTATAACAGGTAATATCGCAGTATCAGGCACAGTAGATGGTCGTGACGTAGCTAGTGATGGGTCAAAACTTGATGGCATTGAGTCTGGGGCTACAGCCGATCAATCAGCTTCAGAAATACTTACTCTTATCAAAACTGTAGATGGTTCTAGTAGTGGGCTAGATGCAGATTTGTTAGATGGTCAAGAAGGTTCTTATTATAGAAACGCATCAAATATAAATGCTGGAACAATATCAGATGCAAGATTACCAAGTTCAATATCCTCAGATATTACAGGAAATGCTGCTACTGCGACAACTTCAACAAGAGTTACAGTAACAGACCAATCATCAGATACTTCTTGTTCTGTTTTATTTACACAAGCTGCAACAGGTAATCAAACTCCACATAGCGGTAGTAATTTAACTTTTAATTCATCATCAGGACTTTTAACAGCTACATTATTCTCTGGTAATGGTGCTAGTTTAACTTCTTTAAATGCTTCTAATATTTCTTCTGGAACAATATCAGACGCAAGATTACCTAGTTCGATATCATCTGATATTACAGGAAACGCAGCTACAGCTACTCAATTACAAAACGCACGAACAATCGCTGGTACGAGTTTTAATGGAACTGCAAATATCAATATAAATTACAATAATTTAACTAACAAACCAACAATTCCGACTAATAACAATCAGCTTACAAATGGTGCTGGATATGTAACCAGCAGTGGAAATACCATAATTGGAACTGACTCAGATATAAATACTTCGGGTGCAACTGTAATAGACCAGCTAAATATGACAGATGGAGTGATAACTTCTCACAGTACAAGAACTCTTACTTTGGCAAATTTAGGTTATACAGGAGCTACAAATGCTAACAATATTACTAATAATAATCAGCTTACAAATGGTGCTGGATACATAACCTCTGCATCATTTTCAGACGTTGCTGGTGGTGGTACGTTCACAGGGGATATAAGTGTAAGTGGTGGTGCAGCTGCTTTAAATGTTAATGCTAATAGTGATATAAGATTTACCAACGGAACATGGACAGGAAATGCCTGTAAAATTCAACATCACAATAATTCTTTATATATAAGTGGTGGTTCTAGTGGAATTATTTTCAGAGAAAGTGGTACTGATCGAGCTAAAATTGATGGAAGTGGTCATTTCCTCCCTGGTGCTGACAATACATACAGATTAGGAAGTCCAAGTGTTAGGTGGCAAGATGTTTATACAAATGACCTAAATCTATCAAACGAAGGAAGTTCTAATAAAGTGGACAATACATGGGGAGACTATACAATACAGGAAGGAGCAGATGATCTTTTCATCATTAACAACAGAAATGGTAAGATGTTTAAATTCATGCTACAGGAGGTCAAATAATGGCATTTCATAGTAAGTCCAATATGATTTGTGCTTGGGCAGCCCTAAGAGCAGATAACAGTTCTTTGTATGAATCATATAATGTTACAAGTATTAGTGATTCTGGAAGTGGTAGGCAGAAACTAAATCTAACAACTGCTGTTACAAGTAATACTTATGGAATACTAGGTACTGCAACTTGTGGAAGTGGAGCGCATAACTATCAAAATAGAGGTCAAATAGTTACCTGTTTTCAAGCAACATCATCAAGTTCTTCATCAGTCCCATACGCTATAGAATACTCTGGAAATAATGGTGCTGGTGCGACATCTCATATCACAATCATGGTGGTGGGTAGGCTCTAATGGCAGTACACAGCAAATCAAATATGATATGTGCTTGGGCTGCTTTAAGAGCAGATAACAGCACTTTATATGAGTCTTACAATGTCACAAGCATCAGCGATTCTGGTCAAGGCAGGCAAAAATTAAATCTTACTACTGCTGTTACTAGCAACACCTATGGCATATTAGGAACTGCAACCTGTGCTAGTGGAGCGCATAATTATCAAAACAGGGGGCAAATTATTACTTGTTTTGAAGCTACTTCTTCGACTACATCAGCCGTTCCATACGCAATAGAATATGCTAGTAATAATAGTGCCGGTGCTACATCACATATTACAATTATGGTAGTAGGGAGACTCTAATGAAAATTATCCACAAAGAAGCAGATGGCTCTGTAACAATCATTCACCCATCACCCACAGAGATTAATCCATCCACAGGTAATGTTTTTACTACTGAAGAAATCGCTAAAAAAGATGTACCTACTGGTTTTAAGTATAAAATAGTAGAGGATAACGAAGTACCAACAGATCGTAGTTTTCGAGATGCTTGGGTCGTTGATGATTCCGCACTTACAGATGGAGAAGGCGAATGAGTAGTATTATTTCGATAGACTTAGCAAAAGCTAAAACTATTCATAGAACTTATATAAGAAATTCTAGGAAAGATAGATTTGCTGAACTTGATATAGAATTTATGCTTGCACAAGAATCTGGCTCAGACACTTCATCTATTGTTGCAAAAAAACAAGCATTAAGAGATGCCCCTGCTGATAGTGCTATAGATGCTGCAACTGATGTAGCTAGTTTGAAGGCTCAATGGAATACCGCTATATTAGGAGATAGCCCTTATTTATGATTTTTGAAAGATTTTATTGAAATATACGATAATGCTTTATCAAATGTTAACTGTAAAATAATTATTGACGAATTTGAAAATACAGAAATTTCCGAAAAATATAGTGCTGATGTAAACAAATTACATAAACAAAATGTAGACAGGTCATTTAGAAACAAAAAACTAAAATCTTCTCAAGATCTAACGATCTCATTTTTAAAGCAAAACTATCCAATAAACCAAATAATAATGTCATGTTTACTTAAGCACAGTAAATTTTATTTGAATAAAAATCCACAGCTAAGAATTTTTTCTAATTGGGGATTAAATGAAATTTATAATATTCAAAAATATCAGCCTAACCAAGGATATTTTGGTGAGCATTTTGAAAACAATCATGTACAAGATCATAAAAGAGTTATGGTATGGATGATTTACTTAAACACAGTTTCTAGTAATGGCGGTACATATTTTAGTAACTACGACAAAACTATTAATGCAGTACAAGGAAGATTGGTCATATGGCCGGCATATTGGACACATACTCATAGAGGTGTAATAAGTACTGAGGAAATTAAGTATATTGCCACTGGATGGTTTGATACTGAGGCTGCTTTCAAGTTCTATCCTAAATTTATAAGCTAACTTGTAAGAATCTTGAATTACAAGTATATTAAAAAAAAAACTAAAAAAAAATGAGATCTATTATTGAAAAACAAATTCTTGAGTGGCAAGAAGAATTAAAATCACACAAAGAAAGACTTGCACAAGCACAACAAGTTGTTGAGCAAGAAACAAGATTTATTTCGATGATTGAGGGTGGGTTACAGGCACAGGAGATGTTGTTGAAAAAGATCGAGTCAAAAGACCAGCAAACAAATAAAGAGGAGCTAGGCCAACAATCAGAAAAAGCACCATCAAAGAAATAGGTGCTAAAGCCCTAATTAATGCTTCTTTAAACATATGTATAGAAAAATTTTAGATGCTTTAACTATCCTATCTACGATTCTTGTATTGGGAATCTTAGGCGGTAGTTTCTTCACATACAGGTACTTAACCTCAGAAAGCTTCCAAAAGCAAATGATGGATAAAGTTCTTGGGGGTGTTGGCAATATGATGCCTAAAGTTCTTGATAACAATCTTCCAAAAATGACAGGGCCATCTTTACCATTACCACAAAAACCTAAACTATAGTGAACTGTTGGCATTGTAAAGCTGAATTGATATGGGGTGGTGACCATGATATGGATGGTGATGATTATCCATTAAAATCGACTGAGTATAGTATGATTACTAATCTTTCTTGTCCTAAATGCTTTTCATTTGTAGAAGTATATAAAAGAAGAGATGCCTACGATTAATCAAATACCCAATACAGCTATCCCGCGTATACCAATAATAGAAATACCTGTAGAGCAATCATTACCAAATACTATTCATGTAACTAGAACATTACCTCCGGCGTTAACAATGCCTTGTGTAACGCTAAGAAATGACGGCACAAAAAACAGTCAGCTTTTTGTAGATGATCCTAGTGGTAATAAATTAATATGTCCTTTGCCATCATATGTGCCTTTGCAATATGACAAAAAAAAGATACTACTTATAGAAGAACAGAAACCTCCAACTAATGTAGATCCACCAGAAGCTGATGTAGAACAACCAGAAGTTCCTAATGTGCCACCACAAAAACCACCTTGTCCAGATCCTAAAAAAAATAATCCAAGGATAGGAGATTTAAATGCAAAAGGTACAGAAAAAGTTGTTGGGTTTAAATGGGTAGAAGAAACAAAAGAATGTGTAGTTCAATATGAACCTACAACATTAGTTGAAAAATACCTTCCAAGCATTAATACAGTATCAACAACATTTGCAATAACAGTAGTAGCAACAACAGCAGCAACACTTACACCAATACTAAACAGAGTACTTAAACCTTTATTCAAACAAGCTATAGGTAAAATTAAAAAAGCTATAGGAAAAAAGGGTACAAAGTTTTCTGGCAAAAAACCTATGAAAAGCAAAATTAACAAGGTATAAACATAAGCAGACTTTTTTACAAGCCCCTTACAGACGATTCTGAAGGGGCATTTTTATGGCTTTTTTTCAATTTTATGCGTATGTGACTCAAATTCCAACATTTCTACGTCTTCGCATAATTTTGCCATAGGTGTCCCTTCTTTAAACCTTATTCCATTCTTGTAGTTATCCACGCAAGTTTTTGCACGGCTCATTTCAAAGTTAAGGCGCTTTGCTGCTAGTGATGCCTCATATAATTCGTTTTGTTTTTTCATAGCTTCTCGACATTGCCTTATAGGTTCTCGATCCAATGGAATACTAAACGTAGCAGTTATTCCTCCATTAATAGATACATTTGCTTTTTTTTGACCTGTTCTAACTTGTTCAAAATATAGTATCTCACCTCTGTAACCTTCATCTACATCGCCATCACCTATAGGTTCATTTTCATCATCAAAATCTCCTTCAGTATCACGCCTTGAGTATACTGGTCTTTCAAAATGAGTTTCATAGGGCGTGGCAAACCCATAGGTTGTAGAGACAAACGGCGAGATATTAAGAGTAGCACCTTGGCATTGGATAGTATTCATCTGGTAATTAAAATTCCTAGAAGGTACTACTTGTACAGCCTGGTTAACAACGCTTCCGGACGAATTTGAGGTTGTATTGACAGAATTTGCAAAAACAGGATTATTAAGTAAAAGCAATAAACATAGATATCTCTTCATTGGCTAAACGTACTGGTTGTGTCAGTTACATTTTCTATCTGGGTGGTCCTAATTATATGAGTGTAATTTGTAATACCCGGCGCTTCAAGAGTTTCATAGTATTGAAAGCTTTCACCTTCATTTACGATGGAGAAGGTAGGTTTATTATCTAGATTAGGGGAAACATATGTAGTTCCTGTTCCTTGTATTGTTGTATTTAATTTTGTCCATCCTTCTGGAGCTACATTGCCTGTAGAACTTTTTACGTTTTCGCCACCTACTGTTAGTTGATATCCATTGTTTATGTCGAAACTTTTTATATCCTCCACTACTGTACTTTTGGTTTCCGACCTCTGGGTAAGCACACCTTGGTTAAAATTTGGAATTACACTATTAGCATATACAGGTGCGCTAAAAAGACTTAGCAGAATTGCATACCTATACATAAACTTACCTAATCAACTATTAATGTAGAGGTTATTTGACCAAGAGCCTCAGTGTTATGTCCTCCAGCTGTAAGTGTGACTGCGCCGGCTGATGTTACTGTGCCGGCTAGGTCACCGGCTGTACCGCCAGCAATACTTGTAACATTATCAGAAAAATTAGGATTAGCACCAACTGTAGCTGCTGATGTTGGTATAGCGTCTGCTTGATTATATGACTGACTAAATGTGAAGCTGTTCCCGGCTGTTTTCTGAGTAACTGTAATAGCTGGAGCTTCAGCTACACCACTTGTGACATTTAATGATCCTAATCCATCACTAACTGTATTACCAGCGTCAGTAGTGTAACTTGTATCCACTCCAGAACCGCTAATGCTATAGCTGTTACCTAGTCTCGAAGAAGTCGTACTAGCGCCTCCTACTGTAAGTTTTGTAGAGGCCGTGATGCTATGAGAAAGATCTGCATAGCTAGGGGTTGCTGCCGTTAGTGCAAAGATAAACGGAAGAAGCTTTTTCATTTGTTTGGTTTTGGATCGATTACTTCAGCACCTTCTATTTTGATAGGTGTTATTACTCTTATAGTCTGCACCATACCTTGGTTTTCGGCAACTGTGTCGTCTTTCTTGCTACCTTTCTTGGCTTGCTCTAATCCAAAACTAGAAAGTGCCGTTGCTAGCAAACTGGCCGGAAAAGTTATATCCTGTTTTTCTCCAGTTGTAAGGCCAGGTATTTTTGGCAAGTAATTGCTGGTAACAAGAAGTCCGCTCCAAAAAACCACCAGAAGCCTAACTGCAATTGAAATATACTCAAATTGCTCTTCTTTATCGTCAATCTTTTCTTTAATTTTTTGCAAAAGATTTTTAGGTTTCTTAACTGTCATAAGCCTTTTCTGTCATAATAGTAATATATTGAGGACTCGTAAAGTGATTGAGGTAATAGCAGCTACTGGTGGTGCATTGTTAACAGCTTGTTTTGTATCAGTCGGTTCTATATCTTATCGCGGCAGACAATCGCGTGATGATCTCGTGCGAAACACCACAGCGATCGAATTGCTAAGTACGAAAATTGATGATATGCATGACGATATGAAAGAAGTGTTTCATAGGTTAAAAGAAGTAGAACTAGCAGTTGTAGAGATAAAACCAAGAAGATAAAAAAAAAGACCTCTATTGCTAGAAGTCAAAATTTTCAGTGTGCGAGAAAACTCTCAATTTAAATTTAACAAAAAAAGACTCCTATTGCTAGGAGTCTTAGTTCTTGTAAGTGTCTAGTGTAGCCTAGTTTCCACTAGTCACTCACAAGTTCTCACACACGCGGATACAATAACACAAAAAAAAGCCCCCTGCATGGGGGCTGTAACATTACTGTTTTATCCAGTAACTATAAACACATCTTGTTTCTCCTCTACTAGGATCATAGGTGTCGTTTATAACTCCATCTATAACAGCGCAATAATGTCTGCTTAGATTACAGATAATTCTACCTTTTGGTAACTCATCTGCTTTTAAATGGACTTTGCAACCAGTTCCAATACCCATCGTAGCAACAGATATAAATCCTAAACTTTGCATATAGTCTTGAAACCATTTGCGTTTAGTATTGATTCCGTTTCTAGCAGTCCTAACACCACGTCTTGATTTCTTCATGCGTTTAGTAACTCTTTGAGTAGCGTTACCTTCTGCAAGTCGATCATAGACTTCTTTGTAAGGAAGCTCTGCTGCAATTGCTATTGCTCTGGCTACACAGTCTCCTGTAAGTCCTTTGTAACCAGCTTTAGCTCTACCGCCGTCATTGAAATTAAATTCCATAATAAAGTATAAAATGTAAGATGTAATGCCCTCCGAAGAGGGCGATAAGTGAAGTTACCTTCCTGTCCACACTTCGTGAACTTCTTGTCCATAGTATTTTGTACACTCTGGATCAGGATCTTTAACGTGTGGATCGAAGTCAGACCAATAACTTGTTCCTGTTCTACCAATAATATTGTCTCTTATTGCATGACAATAAGCGGCAAGTTTACTGTTGTAGATAAAACGATCTAAGTTGAAACCAATATACATACCGCTAGGGTAGAACATTGATTTTGGGTCTTTAGGTCGATGTAATTCTTTTTCTAAACCATTTGGAAAATGATTAGAAATGAAAGCATCTACTTCTTTGAGAGTTTTACACTCTCTAAGCTCAATGAAAGCTTTTTCCATAATATTCAAGAGTCGAGTTGCAATTAGCCGATGCTTCCACCGGCTATCCTTATTATAAAGACAACTAATCAGGAATAGAATTTTAGTGTGACACTAATTTAATTGGCACACTAGGTTTGACATAAAGTTTTTTTCTGCAAATTGTAGTAATATTAGTAATAAGTCGGGAAGCCTGACGATCTCTTGCAAAGCGGATCTGAAAGCTATACCTCTTGATAATATCAAGTTCGGGTTGGGCTTGATGAGAGTAAGGCAGGGCAGTCTTAAGAGTTCGACTGACTGATCTCCCGATCTTTTCTTATATACAAAATCATGCTCAAAATTATTGAACCTATTTTATTTGCCTTTCTCCGTGGGTCAGCAATAAAAAAACTCGCACTTGATATAGTACGAGCGATGGTTAAGAAGACTGATAATACAGTTGACGACAGGCTTTGCGATGCTTTAGAAAGAGCGCTATTTCCTGGAAGATAACTACTTTTTCTTCTTTTTCTTTTTAGGAGGTCTGCCGACCTTACTTCCGTAAGTTCCTTTTCCTGATGGCATGATGGTGTAAATAACTATTTATATAGTAAGATATAAAACCTCACATATCCATAAATGCATAGATTAACTTTTGTAAAATGTCCAAAATGCAGAGAAGTTACTAGACAAAAAGTAATAAGATCTGAAAGAAACTCAAAAAAAACTATCGTTAGAACAAGATTATGCATGATTTGTGAGCATAGATGGCATACGTTTCAAACACCAGAAAGGATAATAAATGATAGAAAAGCTGGCTATCTAAGGGCAAGCTAGCTATTGTTAAGGCATGAGACTACAAATGCCTTGGTCTGGTTGGTTCAGTAACCAAGCTAAAAAAAGGAAAAAAGTAGAGCCTTGGGTAATGGCTGACGTATCCTATGAAGAGGAATTGCATATTGAGATAGTTCTTAGATCTATTGTTAATTACATTGATCCTGATGAAGTGCCTGACCTAATAAGTGCTTTATCAAAAGAAAACTATCGCTTAGTAAAAATTATTCAACAAGCTGGCGATCACATAGATAAAATTAACGCTAAATCTTCTTCTCCCAAAAATAAGCGCAGTCTTTAGCCCATAAACCTCCACTAGCTCGTCCTTCTGGCATACCAAGACCACATTCTGCCTTTATAACCAAATGATGTATGCAATCTATGCATAATGGATGATCTCTACCCATACATCTAGCATCAGCATATAAATATTCTGCTTCTATAAGTGCTGGTTCTAACTCTTTCGCTTCTAAAGGCAGATTAAGTTTACCTGTTTTTGTTTTTATTTTTACACGCCAAACTGATGGTTCTTTCTCATATAGCACCATGCGTCCAGCATGATACCTAAGAGATGCCACTACTCAGTCCAAACTCTGCCGTCAATAGTTTCCCAATCATCAGGTGGTGTACTAATCCATTGTCTTTTTCCATTTATAACCCTAAATACATGATTACCGCAACATACAAGCTCTCCTAAGTTGTTCTGCTGCTTTTTTTGCCTCTGATTCTGTCTCGTATAATCTACCGGCATAAACTTTTTGTCCATCAAAATACCAAGGTCTAAATTTTGCTGTAAGTCCATAATATATCGGGTTGACTCCGATTTGTCCTTTGCAGACTAAATGTGTGATATACAAGATTTATTTTTTTTCCCAGCACTTAATTAATATTTTTAATTCTTTAATGCGCTTTTGCGCGGCTTGTATTTTTTCTTTTGTCCTCACTCAACAATCTCCCACTTACAATCTTTCCATCTAGCCTCTACATACTTAATAGCTTTTTTTTTGTTTTCTGCATAGGTTGTTAGCTTCATGGGGCAATTGCCAACACCATTAACAATAAACCTAAATTTTTTAGTTTTACTGTCTTTTTTTGCTCTAGTAACGCCTTCCATATCAGGTGGCATATCTAGTATTTCTTTGTCAGGAAAGTTGTGTGATCTCATTGTTCTTGCGTAGGGTTGGTTAATGTTCTTGCGGAGGAGTGGATATATCAGGTTTCTGTAACCTGTTTTATTTCGTTTTGACTGAAATCTGCTATCGTCATTTTTTTTACTTTGTCAATTTCGATGTTATGTTGGTCAATTACAATTTGTATATTTTCATCAACCCAATCACTTCTTAAACCGCATTTATGATCATCTTTATAATCAATCAAATGATCATAACCTCTAATATTATGATCTAGCTTTTCTTCTAATTTATCTATTTTTTTTGCTTTTAATTTTTCTAATATTTTTTCGTCTTCAGTAGACATTAGTTTTGCTCCATCAACTCACTTATTGTTAACATATGCGCCTTTTGCTGTATTGCCTCATATGTGCTTTTTCCTAATTTCTTAATTAATAAATTAGAAAGTGTTTCTTCGTACTTGTTCTTGTAAGAAGTCTTTTGTTCTTGCTGCATATCTAATATTCTTATGAATTGATTGCAGATATTTATCTTTTTATTTACCTTATGCAGCCAAGTATTGTTTTCTATAGAAGGTGCTTCTTTCTTAACCCTTCTCTCCATAAAATTCATTTCATCAACAGCAATCCTTAATTCATCTCTAAGGACTGTTTGTTGATCTGGCGTTAATTCATTAATCTTATCGACATGAATTATTTGATCTAGACTTATGCTTTTATAAAAAGCGGACATGGTGTAATTACAAGATTTATACATCTATTTTAGCTTAAATAATAATAATGTTTACAAGGTGTAAGAGTTTATTTTAGTTGGTCGGTGATGTCTTTCCATTCGCACCAATCAGCATGACAGTTGACCATAACTTTTGAAAAATCTTTTTCAACATATTCAAAAGTTCTTTTTAAATCAACGTCATAAAAAATTTGACTAATATAGGGATTTTTAGGAAAGACAACACCAAACATATTTAGAAAGGAATAAAATCTTCTCCAGAATCTTCTGCGGCTGGTACTTTAGGACTGCTTTTCCATTCTTGGCTAACACCAGATTCTTTTTCCTCTATAGCCTTAAGTGTTTTGTAATCTGGCTCTAGATTAATAGATAGATACTGTAGCCCACTTTTAGATGTATTAATGTAAGCACTAGCTCTTACAGTAACAGCGCCTTCTGGATGGTAGTCAGTAACTTCTGGTTCTGCTTTCTGCAAATAATTGACCATTTTTACAATGTCCATTTGCGTTACTTGCATAGTTCCATTGTATTGTGGATACTTTTTGCTAGGGTCATAATTATCGCCATATCTAGCCTTAAGGCTATCTTCTGTGGCTTTAAAAAGTGCAAGGTTTACTTTAAATTCCATAATTAAGTAATTGGATTAGATTGACGTTTAGCTAATTCGAGAGCCTCTATATCAGCTAACTTATAGAGGATTTTTCCGTTGATCATAATGTAATCAGGGGGTTTGCCCTCCATTCTCCATCGTGCAACAGAATTGACATGAACTCGCCATCGTTTAGCTAGTTCAGCCGGTGTTAAAAACTGATCATTACATTCCGTGGTCATCTAAAGTCTCCTTTACTGTCTCAGGTGTAACGTCTAAAGGTTGTATGTCTACAACCTCTTCGCTGGTCTGTACTCCTAACAATAGGTCAGGAATATATTGTCTGCCAAAAAATGTAGCAGCGCGATTACGCAGCATAAGTTCTGGCATAGATGTGTATTTAGGATTTTTAGTCCAGCCTTCTAACCTAGCCATCTTCATAGATACTGCTGTGCCTTTCACTATTTTTTGATCCTCTACTCTTTTAGCTACACATTGTACTTCTAATGTTTCGCCTTCTCCTTTAACTAAGTAATCAAAGTTTTCAAATCTACCGCAGCCCATAATCTGACTACTAATAAATTGTGCTGACCATGTAGGTCTACCATGAATGATATTTAAATTTTGCATAACAGTCAAAGGACTAAGGTTCATTCTTTTGCTCATTTCCAATGCCACCAAACAATTAGGTAATCCTTTTTGTCCTTGATAGCTAATAGGAACTAAATTAGATTCGCATAGACTTTTTGCTTGCCTTTGTGCAAATTCAAAAGAATCTGTGTTCTTGTAAATAGAAGATTCGCCTTCTACTGGTTGTGTTGTGATTTCTGAAGTCATTAGTAAAGTTCTACCTCCCCATGTAAGTTAGGATCATAATCTGGTTGTTCTTTCTTATCAGTCATCCAAGGTGGAAGACCGATAGAAGTAATTTCTGGTGTATAGTCTGGAAACTCTTTAGTCTGTAAAGCGTTATCTATTTCTGGAACTAATTTATCTAGTTCTTGCATAGCGTGATTAATCATATCTCGATCTGCTCTATAAACTCCAACAGAAAAAGGTGGTGTCTTTTCTATTGCAATAAAGATAAAATCATATGTATCAAATCCCAGTTTCTGTAAACCTCTCATATACCACCCAAGTTGAAGATGGTAGCCCCAGTTTGCAATTGACTTTTGAAATCCTCTAGGACTCGCGTCAGTTGTAGTTTTTACATCTACAACAATTTCTCCAAACTTATCTATCCAATCTGGCCTACATTTACCCTTAACTAAGCCTAAATCATCCCAAAAATAGCTTAATTCTGTTTGTCCTCCCATATTTTCGTTATAAATCATCTTTGCTGGGCTATCCATAAAAGATTTTTCCATCTCATATAGATTATTACCAAGCTCAGAATCAATAATAATTTTGTCTTTTTGTTCTAGCGCCCATTCTTTGCCAGCCTTTGTATTAAGTCGCATATCTGCTGGTTTAATAACAAAATCAGTATCAAACTTATCTCGTTCTAGAAAGAATGCATGAACAGCAGTACCATCTGCCATCGCTTTAGTTTGTTTAACCAAGTCATGGGTCAAACTATACTCAAACTGTTTTTTATTCTTCTTAAATGTGCGTACACCGGTAGAAGAGATATGTGTTTTTCTGCCGTGATATTCGGCGTTTGTAATGATTTCTGGTTTATACATCTTTTTCTATCCTATCTTTCCAGTTATCAAAGCCATCATTGTAAAGCTTGTCTCCCCATCCAAGAAAAGTATCAAGCTCATTACAATCACAAATTTGTTTTAGTAAATCACTAGTCATTATGTTGTATAGTTCTTTTTCTCCAAAGCGTTGAAAACCACTATCAACAGCACTACAAAAACCTTTGTAATTATCTGTTCTTACATGAAGTAATAAACGATCTACTAATTCTGATTTTGTAAATGACATTATTTACCCCTCCAAAAATGTGGATCTTCGTCATCGTTAAATGACAAGTCAGGTTCAGCTAAAGTTGTAGGGGCAGATGCATTTATTCTTTTAAGATGTATTTCTGCATCACGATAGGTTTCTAACTCTATAATAAAATTCTTTTTAAGCCATTCACTAAATCCTTTAGCAACAACCATAGAAAATGATGTGCCATGTAGTTCAGCCAATGTTTTTACCATTTTATATTCAAGTGTTGAAAATAAAGTGACGTTAATTCGTTGATCTTTTTTGTCCATTATTCGTACCACTCCACACCAAGATTATTTTTCTTAAGCCATTCTTTGTTAGAAACAACTTCGTTCATAATGCATCTAGCAATAATCATTTTTGATTTATCACCACAAAATTGATCCTTTGTTATTTTTTTTAAAAGCTGTTTGTCACCATTTAGAATTTTTTCTATGGTGTGGTTCCACTTGATTGCTACTGATCTTTGCATTAAATCTCTTGCATCGTCTAGATCATCTCTGTTAGCACAAGATAAAGATTCTTCTAATAAAACTTGTGCCAGTTTTTCTCGTTGTTCTTCGTTCATCAAAATAAAAACTTGACTTATTAATTAACATCCTATATCATTTGATAACAAATGTCAACATAATGCAACTCAGGGATTATCAAACAAAAGCAATATCTGATTTAAGGTCGTCCTTTAAACAGGGCAACAAATCCCCTCTTCTTGTGATGCCTACAGGATCAGGTAAGACTGTTGTCTTTGCAGAAATATCTAAAGCTTTAGAATCTAATAAGAAAAATGTATTAATACTCGTACATAGAAAAGAACTTGTAGACCAAGCATCTAACAAACTTAATATTGTCGATGTAGATCATGGCATTATTGCATCTGGATATAAAGGTAAAACGAATAATATACAAGTTGCGTCAGTACAAACTTTAGTAAGAAGGCTAGAAACTATTGATTACAAACCAGATTATATAATTGTTGATGAGGCGCATCATGCAGCCGCTGGTACTTGGCAAAAAATCATAAATCACTACAAAGACACTTACAAGATAGGTTGTACTGCAACTCCAGAGAGATTAGATGGCAAAGGACTAGCAGATTTTTTTGATGACATGATATTAGGCAGAGATACTTCAACTCTCATCGAACAAGGATATTTAGCGCCATATAAGGTATATGCACCCCCTTTTAAGGTTAATTTAGACAAAATAACAACGAAAAGAGGAGATTATGCTAAGGGAGAGCTAGTTGAAGAGATGAGCAAAACATCAATTATTGGCGATGCAGTAGAACAATATAGAAAACACGCCGATGGTTTACCAGCTATTGCATTTTGCGTTTCTATAAAACACGCAGAAGATGTAAAAAATAAATTTCTCGAGGCTGGTTATAAAGCAGCAATAGTTCATGGCGAGATGAAAACAACAGAACGCGATGAAGCAATAAAAGGTTTAGCTAATGGTTCTGTACAAGTATTAACTTCTGTAGATGTAATTAGTGAGGGGACTGATGTTCCAGTAGTTGCAGCGGCTATCTTATTACGTCCAACACAATCTCTTGCTTTATATCTACAACAAGTAGGAAGAATTCTTAGGCCGCAAGCAAACAAAACAGCAATAATATTAGATCATGTAAACAGCACTAGAACTCATGGATTTGTTGATGATGAAAGGCAATGGGATCTTAATCCAATAATTAAAACAACAAGAAAAGGTGTTAAAGCTGTAGGTGTAGAAACTTGTAAACAATGTTTTGCTACATATAAACCACAACCAGTATGTCCAGTATGTGGTTACAAAGCGGAAACTAAGGAGAGAATATTATTAACAGAAGAAGGAGAGTTAGAATTACTAAACAAAGAAAAAGAACCACAAACTCTTAAAAATAACTATAAAGATTCTATCTATGCCAGCAAACAATTTAATGACAAGATTACAAGAGAATTTAATAAAATAAATCGTAAATCAAAAATAATATTTGAAACAGAAAGATCTTGGATTACTAGTAATAAATTTGATACTAAAAAAGATACTCAAGTAAAGATTGGAGATAATATTGTTTTTTATGAAGGAATGAATCAACCTAGATATGGAATTGTTGTTGGTTTTGTTCGTCAAACTATAAAGGTTGGAATTACTTATCCATACTTTGTTCCGGCAGTACCAGATAAACATAAAAATATGGGGTTTAATTATGCACATCCAGAAATAGTAAAAGAAGGTGTAAACTTTGGAGAAATAAAAGATATAAAAGCAAATAAAGAGATATTAGATAAAATTGTCTTTCTTGGAAAAAGATTTCAGCCATATGTGAATTTAAAACATAACGAATTTGTTTTTGCTTCTGAGAAACTATATTTACGCAGATTAAGAAGAAATGATGGTAAATCTTGTAAAGCTTATAAATTAATTCTTCTTACAGACAAAGGTATAGAACAATATGATCCGTCAGATAAAACTGGTAATAATCCATTACCAACAATAAATTTTAAGCAAGCATTAAAAGTAAGACAGCAAATAAGAGATATAAAACCAGATAAGTTCTTGATAGAAAAATTTATTAAGATCTGCCGTGATGCAAGTTTTAGAGTTAATTACAACGCAGATTGGATTTATAGAAATGTATGCGCCAAGAAATTTATAGACATTATGCAAAAAAAAGCAGAATTAAGAGATTGCAAAACTGTAGAAGAGTTTGAAGCAGTTGCACTCAAACATGGTTACAAAAAGGGTTGGGGATATTACCAATGGCAGTTAAGGAATAAAAAAAGATGAGAAAGAATTTAGCAAATTTAAGAGGCCAAATAGTAGTTTGGATGGGATGGGAAACTAATTCACGCTATAACAATACATGGACTTGTATTTCTAAAGCTACTGTTACTCCTTGGGATTATAAAACTCCAATTCAAAAATCTTTTACAAAAAATTTAACTAAAGTAGATCATTTTTGGCTCATAGCTAATTACGGTGAAGAATATCATTATGAAAATAATCAATATGAAAAACTTGGAGGAATAGGAATTGTTAAATCATATATGAGAAAAGATGGAACAATTGATTACACAATAAAAAAACCAGATGAACCAAAATTATATTGCATAGAGGGTTTCATAGATCGATTTAATGAAACTTTTAAAGACATTAAAGATGAAGAAAGAATAAGAGAATTATCTTTTGTTAAAAAACTTTTAGAAACACATTCAAAAGAAAATCCTACAATTTATTCAATGTTTATTGAGCGTGATGAATTTAAAAAGAGTATTTGTGATGAATTAGAATTTGTAAAATCGAGTTATGAGGCCACAAATAAAGCACTTAAAACAGTAAAGATGAATGGCAAATGTAAAAAGTTAGATCTTTTAAGAGTAAAAAAACAAATCAAACCAAAATCAAAAGGATTTTAATAATTATGAAAAACTCTGCTATTTTATTATTAGATTTTATAATCTCGACTTTGTCTAATTCAGAGACAAAAATTCAACAAGAAATTCGATTAGCTCTTGGACAACGATCTGATTTGCGCTTATTTCGCAACGAAACTGGAAAACTTCCAGATCCTAGAACAGGCAGATGGGTTCAGTTTGGATTGGCAAAGGGTAGTTCTGACCTTATTGGTTTTAAGACTGTCAAGATTACTCCTGAGATGATAGGACAAGAAGTTGCTCAGTTTGTTTCTATTGAAATCAAAACAGAACGTGGCAAACTGACAGATGTACAACAAAATTGGCTTCAAAAGGTAAAGAGTTCTGGCGGCATTGTCGGCGTTGCTCGTACTGTTAAAGATGCCTTGCAAATTTTAAAAGTCTAACAAGGCTTTTTTTTATCCCTTACACTTATGCTTGCTTTAAATTTAGATCGCAATGAATGGCGATCCTTTCTTGACATCCTTGGAAAAGATATAAAAACAGTAAGGCTTAGATCTTTTTTTCCAAAAGGACATCCACTAAAAGCTACAGATCATGGAAAGAAATCTCATGCTGATGGAGAATGGATACATAGGATGCAATCAGAAGGGCGTGGTGTTTATATAGTTGTTAACGATGGCGGCGATACTGATAGTGAAATAACTGCTTGCCGGGCGTTTTTTGTGGAATGGGATGACCGGCCAAAAGAAGAACAAATTAATGCATACAAAGAATTAGGACTCCCCGAGCCTACTCTACAGATAGACACCGGTAATAAATCTATACACAATTACTGGGTTTTAAAAAAAGTAATTGATCCTAAAACATGGAAACCTATTCAAGAAAGATTATTAGATCACGCCGATGCAGATAGAGCATTAAAAAATCCATCTAGAGTTATGCGTTTAGCTGGTACTTATCACATGAAAGATAATGGCAAGCAAGGCGGTATGACAAAAATTATTCATACATCAGATAAAAAATATTCTTACAAGGATATCGAGGCTTGCTTACCAACACTTAAACAACATGAGAGAGTAAAAAATTCTGTTTCTTTTGACGAATTTGAAAAAGCACCAATGGATGTTGTAGAAAAAGCTTTGTTCTGTATACCGCCAAGAAAACCTAATACAAACACCTATCATATGTATCGCAATATTTTATGGGGTCTTATAAAAGCTTGCGAGGATGCTGGAAAGTCAGCGGCTGATGCAGTTGCATTAATGAAAAACCATTCTCCAGAATGGGGAGGTATTGAGCAAGTTGCTTATTCTGGAGG